TAATGTAATCAATAACCAATCAATTCCTGTTGAAATACCTAGAATGTTTGGCGAAATACGCTATACTCTCACAGAATCAGGAAAAGAAAAAATTCAAAAAAATCAAAGCATAAACAAAAGACAACTTGTAATAAATTGTTCCTCTTCTTCTCAAGCAAAACAATTCATTTACAAAGATGGATTAACACTATCAGAAAACGATTTCAAACTTATAAAAGAAGTCTATGAACTTGAAGAAGATGACGCACTAATGTGCAATAAAGGTGAAATTAACCCATCAAGAATCAATCTCCCAAGCGTTGTTGACGAGGATTTCGCAAGATTGTTTGGTTTTCTACTTGGAGATGGATTTATTGTCCACGGAAATCAAATAGGATTTGCCTCATCAACAGATGAAAAACTTAATTTGTATTATAAAAACCTTCTTGAAAAATATTTTGGAAAAGTATCATTCCACAATGATAAAAGAAATTCACATCCACTTATCGGTCTGTGGGTTGTTTCATCAAAAATTGCATGTCAAGTCTTTTTAGCTCTTGGCTACATTCCAAACAAATATAAAAAGAGAATTCCAAGCTGGGCATTCAATGCTGATAAATCAATTAGAAAAGCATTAGTGGAAGGTATTTCAGACGCAGATGGAGCTGAAAGACATACCAAATCTGGGCTATGGTTCTCAACAATTGAACTTTGCAACAAAAATCTTGTTGAAGACATTAAAGAAATATGGCACAGCATCGGACTGTGCAGCGGAAAGATTGGAAATAGAAAAAGAAAAGGTGGACATAACATAACGCCAACAAGAAAAATGGTAGCAACCGAAAGTTGGAATGTTACAATTACACATCGTGAACTACCAAAATATGAAAAAATTTGGTCTGTGGAACCAGATGGAATTGAAAGGGTTTATGACATCACAGTTGCTGATGGAAAACCCCATAATTTCGTGGTAAATGGCACATGCGGACATAACACTCGGGCCCCGGAGAGGCGTGTTTTCTACATAGATGTAGGCCAATTGCCTCCATTCAAAGCTGAATCATTCATTGATAGACTTAAAGATCAATTCCGTAAGAGAAAAATTGCAAATAACAGTGGAAATGGTGGAGCAAATCAAGTTGATGAAAGATGGATGCCACCCGCTCAAGATGAAGATTATTGGCTCCCTATTCGTCCAAATAGCGGGACAAGAATCGATACATTGCCCGGAGCAGAAAATCTTGGCGAAATTGATGATGCAGTTTATTTCAGAAATAAATTACTCACTGCCCTTAATTTTCCTAAAAATTATTTCAACAACGAAGACGCTGGAGCAACAAGAATAACACTCAGTAGCCAAGATGTAAAATTCGCCAGAATGATTGAAAGACTTCAAAGCCACTTTGAAGACGGACTACTTGAACTAGCAGAAAGACATCTTAGTCTCAGAGGATTTCCAGAAGACAGTTATCGTGATCTAAGAATCAAAATGACTCCTCCAAGTGACTGGCGTGAACTGTCCAGAGCAGAAGTCGTTAACGCCCGTTATGGCAATGCAGGAACATTAAAAAGCAGCCAATTAATGGCAGATTATGATATTATGACAAAAATTCTTAAATATCAAAACGATGACGTAGAAGAAATGCTCGCAAGATTAAAAATCCAAAAACTCGAAGACCTCAAACTCCAAGTTCTTGCACAAAATCCACAACTTCTTGGAGTTGGAATTCCCGGCCAAGACGAAGAAGGAAAAGGTCAACCAGAAATCGGAGCATCTCCAGAAGGACCAAGCCCACAACCACAACCAGAAGGTGCTCCACCTGAAGGCGCTCCTCCTGAAGGAATGCCGCCTGAAGGCGCTCCTCCTTCACCAGAAGCTTCTGAGAAATCAGGAGCAGAACCATCTAATATAGCTGAACCTTCTGAAGAAGAAATCAAGAAATATGATCTCGAACTTCAGAACTATGAATCAGAAGCAGACGCCGAAGATATTGACTATAGCGTGAGTGATTTATGATAAAAGTAGGACTTGCTCAACTACCCACAATTACATTCAAAAACCGGCATTTGGTTGAACAATCAACCAATGCCGGTTGCATGCACTGTGGGAAAATATACAAAATTCAAGAAATAAAAAATTATACCGATAACCAAAAAACTTGCATATGCCCTTATTGCAACATAGACGCAGTCATAGGTGATAACTGCGGATTTGAAATTACAGAAAAATCACTAACAGATGCACACAAATATTGGTATACAAAAAAATAATTATTTATTTTTAATCCTTAGTTGCTGAATACCCATCTGCTGCATTAGGATACAATTCTTCATCGTTTTTAGGCTTGCGTCCGTCTTGATCTCCCAATCCTTTTTCATTCATTCCGCCATGATGTTTTCTACCAATATTTTGAAACGAATCAAGCTTGTAATCAGTTAAAATGTTCTTGATTTCAGGCTCTGTTCTATATTGATTCAAAAAAGCAACAATAGCTTGAGGTTTAATCTCCATGATTTTTTTAATGCCCTTTTTTACCGCTTCCAAAGCAGAAGCAGAACTATTATCCATTTCATCGTTTTTATCATAAACTGGTTCATGATCGTAGGATGCAATCTCCTTGAAATTAATATATTGCTGAAATGTTTTCATTATTTTGCCCATTTTTGTAGATTACTGCATACTTATATATTGAGTGGAAACAAAAACATTTTGTGCGGTGCGAAATTTAAGTATGAGGTATAAATACTGTCATTAGCAAGCAATGAACCGCAAGAACTGTCAGAAACCTTATCATAGAGGGAGTCAATTAGTTATGAAGAGAAAACTTGTATCCTATGATGTCTTCAAAGAACTTGAAGCAAGATCATTAACTCAAATTCAGAAAGAACTCACCGAAGCAGAAGATGTGCTTGCTGCCACACTAGGCGTGGATGGTCTTGAACTTTTCACTTTCAGTGAATCAGATGTCACTTATAAAACTGCCGATGGTAACTTTATTCATGCCACCTATAGCGTCACCGATAATCAGGTGATCCTTGAAGGAATTCAGGCGCTAATCATCGAAGAAGAAAGCGAGCGCCTCAGCGCACGTCAAACAATCAGCAATATGATTGATAGCCTTCTTGAAAATGACAATAACTCAGCAAGTCAACTTTTTGAGTCTTATATGTCAATGCCATTCGTCAGACGTGAACTTTCAGTCAACGAAGCAGTAAAAATCGCAATTGCAAAATCACCTCTCAAGGGACGCAAGCAAAGCCCAGCAACTGTTGCAAAACGAACCCGTGCTCGTAACCTCGCTCTTGCAAGAATGACTCCAGCTGAACGTAAAAAGCTTGGCCGTCACAGCAAAGCAAAGGCTATGTTTTACACAAAGGCCATTAAGCCCAAAACAATGAAAGAATGGGCTTCAATGTGCGAGAATGTCCTCGAATATCTCAACTACCTCGATAACGGCAGCGTTATCACTGAAACAGCAGTAAAATCAGATGATAATGGTAACGTAAGCGCAGTCGCAATGCCAACAACCAAAGCACGCAAAAATGGTAAAACACTAACCATGGATTTCAAAACCATGGACACTGAACTCAAGGTTCTTCGTGGCACAATGAAAAATATCGCAGAAGACCAGACATTCATTAAGGCAATGGCTGACCTAAAGCGTTATAATAACATCAGCGATAACAATGCTCTTGAAGAAACACTCGAAGCAATCGTATCTCATTGGCCAGATCTTCTATTCGTAGCAGAAGGCGAACTTGCAACTGAGATCAATAACGCTCTCAGCATCGCCGGAGTAAGCAATTTTGATGATGAAACCTGCTCATTCATGGCAGAAGCAATCCTCAGAACAGCACACAATGCATACACAGATAAAGTTCGTAAAATTACTTATCTCGCAGGCGTAGACAAAGATGTAACATCGGAATGCAGAAACTGCGAAGATTCATATCGTGAATTCTCACAGATTTCTCAGCACCTTTTCAGTCAGCTTGATGAAAGCCTGAATAACGAAGTTCGTATCTTTGGCGATCTTTATAACGCACTTCACGAAGTATATCGTATCGCCACAGAAGGTGGAGACGAAGCAACAAGAATCGAAGTTGCTGACTTCATGCGTGAATGCCATGCGATTCTTAATAACGCTGCACTTCCTGATATGGAACTAGCAGAATCAATTGCCAACTACCTCGCAGACCTCCTTGAAACAAGCGAAGATCATGCTGAATCAGGATGGAGTCACGAAGTTGAAGTTGATGCACTTGGCGACCACAGCATGACCAAGTGGAACGCAAAACAGTCTAATGTTGCCTCAAACAGCACAGGTAACTGGAGAGACGCCGCTCCTGTTAGCGATGGTAAAGACTATCACGGTAACTCAAGTGAAATGTGCCACAATGCTTTAGGAAACTACGGAAAAGATACTTGGCCAAATGTCCAAAACCCATTCACACCAAAATCAACATTTGCAAAAATGAAAGAAAAAAGCGTGATTGATGACGAAGGTCTTGGTTACACCTCATCAGGTGACACTTGGCCTAATCTTAAAAACAACATGGCACCGAAGCCTATTATGCCAAAAAGAGTTGTATAACAAGAAAGGAGTTCGATGGAAAGTCAATTTTTATTAGTTGATTGCTGCAACAACAGTAGTTTCCAAATGAACCTGAACGAGTCAGTCACCGATAGGGGACTGACAAAGTTCAGAGGGAAATTTCAAGAAGCAGAAGCAATAAACAAAAACAAAAGAATTTATCCTCACGCTGTACTTGACGAAAATGTCAAGAAACTGCTCCCTATCATCCAAAACCGTGGCCTGATCGGTGAACTCGATCACCCAACTGATTCAATCATTCACTTTGAAAAATGTTCCCACATCGTTACTAAACTGTGGTGGGAAGGGAATAACATGATGGGAGAAGGAGAAATCCTCAATACCCCTCATGGCAAAATCCTGAAAGCATTGTTAAACGATGGAGTTCGTGTCGGCATTAGCAGCCGAGGCGTTGGAAATGGAAGAAGCGACGAGAATGGAATCCTTGTGATTGGCGAAAGCTACAAACTCATTACATTTGATGCAGTAGCAGATCCAAGCACACACTCAGCATTTCAGGAGAAAGTGTCGAGTGGTAAGAAAGAAAGTTATATCCCAAGCACTAATAATGTAGAATTTTCTAAAAATGTAGCGAAAAACGAAAGTAGCCGCATACATAATGTCAGAAAAGATGCACTCTTGGCTTGCTTAGGCGGCATAATTGATCAGAAAACAAGAAACATTACAGCGAGGTTAGGCTAATATGGACAAGATCGTAGAAGCATTGAAAAATCTCCTTCCGGAGAATGAAGTTAATGAAGTAGCTAACGCCGTTAGCGAACTCCTTGAGCAGGCAAAAGAAAATCTCGAATCTGAATTCAATCAGAAACTCGAAGAAGCCTACTCTGAACTCACCAGTGAACTTGCAGAAGCAGAAAAGATCGCTGAACATGGCTATGAAGAAGCCTATGCAATCATCGGCGACCTGCGTAGCCGACTAGAAGTTCAAGGTCAGGAATATAAGGACGCTCTCGAAGAAGGCTACGAAGAAGCCTACCAAATGCTGAAGTCTGAGCGTGCAAAGAATGAAAATATCGAAGTTGAAATGTACGAAGAATATGATCGCAAACTCTCTGAAATGAAGGAATACATCGTCGATAAAGTCGATCAGTTCCTCCAAATCAAAGGAAGCGATATCTACGAACAGGCTCGTCGTGACGTTATGTCAGACCCACGCCTGTCAGAACATAAGGTTGCACTCGACAAGATCGTCAACATTGCTTCCAACTACATCAGCAATGACGATTTCTCAGAAATCAACGCTGAGAAAGTCGAAGAATCAATCAGGAAAGTCGAGGAACTCAAGGGACAAATGCGTATCCTTGAAGCCCGTAATATTCGCATCAGCACAGAAAATACAAAGCTGAACGAAGCAGTTCGACAAGCACAGGACCTAATAACGGAAAGCCGAAGAGTCGTAACCCGTGAAAAGAAGTCCAATGTTCTTAGCGAACAGAAAGAAAGATCCGAAAGAGCACGAAATGTAATGGGGAGAGGAAATAACGCCAGCGATAATGTTGTCATTGCGGAACATAACAACAACTCTGGTAATTCTGACATGGATCAACTTTTGGTCCTGTCGGGTCTGAAACAAACTAAGTAAACTCCTTTTAGCTATAGAGAATAGGAAACAATATGAACGCTAATTCTAGATTTTTGAACGAGGCTAGGGAGCTAGAAACTCGTTGGAAGCAGACCGGACTCCTCGAAGGCATTCAGGATCGACACGTCCGTTCAGCTACCGCAGTTCTGCTCGAAAACCAGAGACTCATGAATGAAGTCTCAACCGATACTGGTGATGTCGCACAGTTCAAGAGGATCTCAATTCCTCTCGTTCGTCGTATCTATCCACAGCTTATCGCTAACAAAATCGTATCAGTACAGCCATTGCTCGGCCCAACCGGCTTGGTTTACTACCTCCGCTTCCGCTATTCCAGCAACAAGGGTGCTACCCGTGGCGCTAGCAATATCGGCGGTTTCCCCGGTGATGATACAAACTCACTGATGCAGAGAGCCGATGGTACTGCAAACCTCGACATCTTCTACACCAGCCAGTTCATCCAGAACGAAACAAGCTCAACTGACGCTGGAGCAGGCACACAAAGCGTTTTCGCTCCTCTTGAACACACACCAG